CTGTGAGCAAGAGCTGCACCTGTTGATCCATCTGATACAGATAAAGTAACATCTGCATCACTTCCAAAATTTACTGTGGTATATCCACCAGAAATTTGTTCTACTATTTGTAAATTTGTATTAGTCTTTGTTCCCCATGTACCGGCGTTTTCACCAGTTGCTTGAAGTTCAACACCTAAAGGTGTGTATGTAGATGCCATAAATTATCTCCTATGCAGCGTCACTATAACTTGTATTTGATCCAGTTGCAACATTCGAATACGATGTATTTGAACCCGTTGAAACATCACTATAAGATGTATTTGAGCCAGTGTCAACATCGCCATATGCAAATATATAAGGCGTTCCTAGACCAGTTGTTATAGATTGTCCCGTTAATCCTACCTGAATATCTGCTAAAGAAATAGATCCTACACTAGCACTAAAAGATTGTCCTGTTAATCCTAGTCCCTCTTCTACTGTTAAAGATCCAACTGAAGCCGTAGAAGATTGTCCTGTTGGTTGAGCTACAGCTCCTCCTAATCCGACAATAGATCCTAAACTAAATGTTGCTGATACTCCCGATATTAATGCTGTATCATTTGGTATTGTAACTGTGCCTAAGCTTACAGTGGCTGATTGACCTGTTAAGTCTGCTTCTTGTGAAGAACTTCCAACTGCCGTTCCTTGCGCCGAAGTTATAGATAAACCAGATGGTAATACTGTATCGTTTGGTGCAAAAGCTGTACCTTGTGAAACTGTAAATGATTGTCCAGATAAACCAACAACCATATCTGCAACTGTTGGAGTTCCTAATACCGCTGTAATAGCACTTGAAGATAAACCTTGATGAACATCATCTACAGTTACAGAACCAATAGAGAAAGATGCTGACACACCTTCTGTTACTACAGGATTAAATGCTTCACCTTGTGATGCTGTAAATGATTGACCAGTTAAAGTTAAAATTACGTCAGGTATGTCAACAGAACCAACACTAGCAGTTATAGATAATCCTGATGGTTGTGCCGTTGCATTTGCTAAGGCATTCCATGGATCTTCACCCCAGGACTTTGCACCCCAACCTGTTTTTAAAGTTGTGGATTCGTTCCAATTAGCCTGATCCCAGGTTAACCGGCCCCATCCTGAAGATACCGACATGGTCGGCCTCCTATGCTAATCTGATTATTGCGTTACTTGCGTCTGCTGCTGGAAACTCTATTTTAAAAGTTCCATTACTTGCTGTTTTATCACCACCAAAAGCTATAATTGCTACAGCGTCTGTTGTGCCTGAACCACCATCAGTAGTTGTGTTGTAGATCATTGCACCGTTTGCAGTAAAAGATGCAGAAGTGTAAGTTACATCTGAAAAATCTGTAAATGCAGTTGTTGAAGATAAAGATACACCAGAGTTTGTTAAAGTTGCTCCACCTGCAGAATATGCAGATCCTGATGTATTTGTGATTTCTTCTGATGTTGAATAATCTGTAGTGGCTGCTCCTAAAGAAGCGTCACTGTCAAATAAAGCTAATTTAAATGTGTGTCCACCTGAAGATTCAAAACTGTGTTTTCCTTGTAAAAGCTCTTGTTTAAAGCTTGAACATATTGCTGATGTTATTGCCATAATAATCTCCTGTTACGGTGAAGTAGAATCAATTTTAAATCTGACAGTTCCGTCAGTGTAGTCATCTCTTCTTCTTCTACCAGTCTGCTCTATAGCAAACTTCTGTACTTCTTGTTTATATTTATTTTCGTATAAAGTCAACATATCTATCGGACCTTTTAAAAAGCCATATGCCTCTGATAAACAGCAATATAATAAGCCATTTGGAAAATTAAGACTAATATAATTTGTATCATCATTCTCTAAAAGGTCAGGCATTTTATTAAAATGTATTCTAAATCTATAAGTTGTATTTGGAACTGGGGCCACATAAATTCTACCTGATGTGGTATCAGATTCTCCTGTTGCCCCTCCAAAATCAGCATAATACTTAGGTTGACCTTGTGCTGCTGAAGTTCCTGTAACATCTTGGTATTCCTGAAGATAGGTCATATCTTTTTTTTCTAGCCATCTGTTAGCTCCCGTTGTCTCTGATCCCGCTGTGTCATAAACTTGTATACCTCTAATAAACAAACATCCTGCTGGAGCGTTTATAGATTCCTGTCCAGCTGCAAAATTACCTAATTGTTGTTTTCTATCTGCATCAATAGGCACATCTCTAAATATTCTATATTGTGCATTTAAAATAATATTTTCTAAAACAGAATCTGATAAAACATTAGAATCTGTTTCAGTATAACTTCTAATTTGTGTTTTTAATCCTGAAGCACTTAATCCAGCCATTACTTATCTCCTTTGTGTTTTTCACGTATCTTTTTTTGTTTTGCTGTTTCTTCAACATGTATTGGCACGTCTGGTTCTGGTGTATGTAAATATAGTTCTGCATGTGGATCCATATCAGTTGGACACTCACATTGTTTAATATGAAATATTTTACAAATCCATTTTTTAAAAAATTTTATCATGGTGTTATAGTAACTGGTCCTGCAGACACAGTTGGTCCTCCTCCTTCTTCTGTTACACTTGGAGTTGCTCCTAAACTAAAAGTGTATTTATCTGTTGTTGTAACTGTTATACTAAATCCTGAAGCGTTTTCATAGGTAGAAAAATCTACACCCCCAGGATTTCCTCGTACATTTCTAAATCTTACCGTATCACCAGTAGATCTTCCATGGTTTATTTCTGTAACCGTAACTGTTCCAGATGACGCTGTTGTAGAAAAAGGATTATTACCCAACATAACGGCAACAGCTGGTTCTGTTCTACCAGGCCTGACATTTCTTAAAGATATAGAATCACCATTCATGGGTTTTGGTTCTAGTTGTGGTTGTTTTGGTTCAAATTCAGATACATGCACAAAAGAACCATTCCACTCTCTAACCATTTCTTTGTATGGAAACTCCATACCAGATCTATCAGATATTGCTTTTGCGTATTTACCTGTTGCGTACTTTGCCATTATGCTCCTGGATAATATGCTTTTGGTGTTATATGTGTGCTAGACGCAGATCCATCTTCTGCTAAAGCTCTTGCAAACTCGTCTTCATAAACCAATTTTGTTTGTTGAATTAATTGTGGAGTATATTTCATTGATAAATAATAAGCTAATCCTGATACCATGCAAGGAACAAATCTAAAAGGAACATCAGTTGCATTAGTATAATCACCTACATCTTGTATTCTTTTTATATAATAAATATGCATATCTTTAGATGCATTTGTAGAATCAGGTGTTGGATAAATATGTATTCTAACTTTATCTATAAAACGCTCTACCCAATATTGGTTAGGTGTGCCTTTTGATAATTTGTTAGA